GCTTGCATGAAACCTTCGGAAGTATTAAACCGTCTTCTTTCATGTTTCCACCCAGCCCTATCGACTTGTTCTAAACGGCCGTATTCGGTCTCAGTATTACCTTGATTAATTACAGTCTCACTTGCGCCACTAATGTCTTCCATTCCGAAATCGCCGAACAGTCCACGGCTTTTTGCGGATATTGAATTAATACCTAAACCGATACCACCTGGGCCAACCATTTCGATTCCGATTTCAGCCGCTATAGCATCCCAGTCAATCTCTTCACCTGGGTCTAAAGTAAGTAATTGACCAAAGCCCTCACCCATACCCCCGAGAGATCCCTGAACGGCAAGCTCAGCACCTCCGGCGGCTAAATTTCTAAACCAACTTGCATGAGCCGCTCCGTCTAATTCTTGTCTAAAAGCTTTAATACCTTTAGGCAGTTTTTTCATAGCGGACGGTTTTTTAACCAACCTATTCGTCCTACCAGCTATACCGGCGGCTACTAAATCAAAGAATGCAACCGTACCCGATTTAGTCCTAGCTTTCTCTCTGACCTTATCCATTAATGCGGGATTGTTAACTGCCGCGACTAATACATTTGGATTACGCCAATCTACACCCTCTTTATCTAATTCTCCGAGAAATTCCCCGACATACTCCATTACAAATGAAGCAAGTCCCGCGTTTATTCTGGCACCCCATAAAGCACCTGTTGCGGCCCCTCCACCGGCTGTAAGCGGGTTAAACCCAGCAGATCCTATGGCTAAACCGGTACCAGCTCCCACACCTACTGTAGCCCCTAATCTTTCGGCATCAAAGTATGAGCTACCAAAACCTACGATAGTTTCGGTGATAAGCTCGGGTATTGCTTCAAAGTTACTAAATAGGTTTCCGAAGGCTTCAAGCAGTCCTTCAGATTCTGCCATACCGAATTTTTGAAAAGCATGAGAACCTTCGAGAGATTCCATTTGCTCCATTATAGAAATTAATTCGGAAGCTTTATCCGTTCCAAATTCCTGCCAGCCGTCCAATGCAAAAGCGAACTCTGAGGCGTCATCCAAAAGACTACCTCTGGTAGCAGAATCTCGGAGATGCCCAAAATAACTCTTAGAGCGACCCCTTTTTAAAAGCTCTTTTGAAAACCCAAGTTGAGTTACGGATTTTACAGCTTCATCATAATTAAGTTGAGCAAGCTCGCGTATCTCTTTGGCTTTAGATATACCTTTTGATTCCTTGTTTTTAGCGTAGTTTACTTCGGCTTCTTGTAAGCTAGTAAAAGCCTCACCGAAATTCTCAATAGCTTTAGCTGCAATTACACGATCTTCCCCACCAAGAGCTTCTTGTGCACTAGCTATATCTACACCTTTATATTGATTAAAGCCGTCTTTCTTTAATTTATCTATATGCAACGCCTCTTTCTCTGCCTTACTAAGATAGATTGAGTGGTTAGCTAACCGACCTAAAACGGAATACATTAAACCCCGATCGCGTAACTTTGTCTCCTGGTCAAAAGTTTTTATATCTCTTGCAAGTGCGGCTTTACCTTCTTTCTTTACAGCCGCCAACCTGCGACCTTGGAGCTTTTGATGTTGTTCCTCTTCCCGGTTACCCTTGTGCATAACCAGGTTAGTTCTAGGATCAACCTTGTCCTGGTTTAAAAGCAGACCCATAGGAGAATACTTCGGATCTTCGAATTTAGTGGAATCTAAAAGTTTATTAATTGAATCGGCGGAAAGATTCTTTCCCGGGTTTTCTTCCTTCCACTTATTTGCAGCTTCTCGCATACCAAGGGGCAAACTTGTAAATGCGTCGGTCATCCCTTTCTTTCGAGCTACTGAATTCTCATGAGCTCTAAAAGCATGGTCGTAATCTTTACGCATACGGTCATGCTTTGCTTTTATTAATTCAAACCTTTTCTTACCTTTAAGTTTTTGCTGTGCTCTAAGAAAAGCCGTATCGTCACCAAACCATTTAGTATCACCTTCGGCTACTCTAGCTTCAATATCGGCATAATCACGGCCTATTGCATCAAATGCTTTGTCTACTTGATCGAACTTTGTAGTAGAGAAGTCGGAGCTCTTAAAAGTCTCACCACCTACTACATTAAAATCTTCGGCGTAGCTCTCGTCGAAATACGGGCTAAACTTAGTTGAGTAAAAATCATTTAAAGCCTGCTCTTTTGTTTCGGATATACTTTTGTATCGTTTGACACCGTCACTAAGAGTTTTGAGGTCGTTTTCAAATGTTTGTATATCTTTATAAGCCTGCCTCTGTTGTTGAGGAAGCTCTTGCGGGACAGGATCCTCATAACGCTGAATTTCGCCATGCAAAGGCTGTGGTCGAAGAGGTCTTTGATAATTTTTAAAACCTAAATCGTCCTGTTCTTTCTCGGGTTGGTACTGGTCCTTGCCGAGATCTAGATCATCGAGAGCTCCCATTTAATTTAAATGAACGGGTTTACTATGTTATTAATTCCTAAGCGTCTGGCTTGTTTTTCTCTGGGTAGTTTTTCAAATTCACGCATGGCGTTATCACTTAAGCTACCGCCTGGTCCATACTGAGGAGCTTCGAAACTGGGTCTTGGATTGGACATATCATTATCTAATATCTCCCTTCTTTTTGTTTCCATTCTGGCTGCTGGACTGACCCTACCTTCGGGAAATAAAAAGTCGTCGTGTTGTTTAGTTTGAGCTGGGTCTAAACCTTTTCTCCAATCGTGATAAGCTCTGTCGGCTGCTGCTACATTCCCATATTTCGGGTTTGTATGAAATGTGGGACCTCTACCGCCTGTTCTGTCTAAAATGTCCTGATTAACACCTTCACGAAGAATGTCGTCAGCACCAAATCCGGTTGCTTGCATACGACCTCTCCAGTCCATGTTATCTAAATCTCTCTGACGCTTATAATCGTCGATATCTTGTTGGTTTCCTGTGAGAGGATTGGGGCTGATCTTATTATGAGACATAATTTTACTATTAATAAAATTATCTTTCTCAGCGGGGTGCATGTTTTTCCATTGATTTTGCATCAATGTAAAGTCATTACGAGCCTTCACCATACCGGGAGAATTTGGCCCACTAATATCTATTCCCATTCTTCCGTAGTGATCTCGGATAGAGTTAAAAAGCAACTCGGTCTGAGTTATAGGTCTTGCCCTACCTTCGGGAGTTGAATGTGATCTTGGTGAAGACGCAACTGCTGGCTTTTCCATTGATGGAGCCGGAGCCGGAGCCGGAGCCGGAGCCGGAGCGGGCTGTTTTGGTTCAAAAGGGTCTGCTGGTGGTACATCCACTATCTTGTCGGAATAGTCGGGGATATTAGGATCATTAAGCGGACCCGTATTTACTAATTTATCCGAATAATCTTTAATACTTGGGTCGTCTAACGGACTCGCGTATACTAACTTATCCGAATAATCTTTAATACTCGGGTCACCGAATTGAGCGGGAATTATTTTACTTGTATAATCCGGGATAGTGTCATCATCAAGTAAAGTAGATGGCATTACTTTATCTGAGTAATCTTTAATACTTGAATCATTAAAAGGAAAAACATCTACTATTTTGTTTGAGTAATCGGAACTAACTGGAAGACCTTTTTTACCAGGGTTAGGATTTTCTTTGGGTCTCATAGGAACCTGTACTCCCGGATCCTCCGTATCCAATAAACCGGCGTCCGACGCCCTTTGAGCTGCTGAAAAAGCGTCATTTCCTAAATCTACACCATCCGTGGATTTCGGCATACCTAGTATACCTTTTACTGCATCTAAATCTTGATTTGTTACTTCCTGATCTCCGGGCATTGGTGGTCGAATTGCTCTGCCCTCAAACTCTTTGAGTATGTCTTCGGGAGATTTGCCGTTTTTTAAATAAAGATCAATCAAGCCTTTAAACCTATTTTCATCAAAAACCATGTCTTCGGGAAGTTTTCCGGGTGCAGCCGCCATAGCGGCACCTCTTTCACCGACGGGGCCAGCGACACCTATGTCGTCTAAACCTATTGGTCTTTTATAATCTTTTGGTGGTGTATAGCCTGCGGTTTGAACTACATCTCCCCCTTCTTTTGCTAAGTCATCTAAATACTTTTTAACCTGAGCATCTTTTTGATCTTTAATCTGCTGTTGCTCTGGGTTGAGTCTGCCACTCATAGCATAACCCTCATTCGTTAAATCGATCGGGGCTTTAGGTAATGCTTCTCGCATTCTAGCTTCGGGTGTGTCTTCTAAAAGCCCTTTTTTGATTAAATTATCCTGGCGTCTTTTGTTTTCATTATTTACGGAACGGACACCACTTGCCCGGTAAGATTGCCGTGCGGCTGCTTTTTCGGCATCCCCTAATGCGGCATAGGCTCCGTAGCCCATATTTTCATCGTATTTACCTGCTATAATTTTCTCTCTTCGATTAAACTCCGACTCATCTTCTAAGGCTTGCTCACGCATTCTTTTAGCCCGATAATCAAGGTCCGAGTTATGCTTGAGAGCGGGTAAATTTGGCATTTTAGATCCCGAACCGCCTTTTCTAGGTATTACGAGATCTGCTCTTCTGCCTCGTACTGCTCCCTCTATTATTTCTTGATTTGTCTGTGGTCGGTTTTTCTCGTCTCTAAAAGCGGCAGGTTTAGCGTTAGCCTCTTTCATGTTCTCATTCTTGGCTATTTCCGCAGCTTCAAAAGGATCGTTTGGATCTAATACTTTTTCCTCACCGGCGGGCTCGTTAACTTCAGGCTCATCAATGTCTTTTGCCTTGGGAGCTTCTTCGGCTTTAAGATTTTCGTGTTGTTTGGCAGCTTCGTCGACGGGTTGGTCTTCGTCTAGAATATCCATAAAGTTAGCCATACCATCCTTTTGAGCGGCTCTTTTTTCTTTAAGAGAGGCATCCTTTTGGATTGCGTCAAATTCGGCTTCTTCTTCGGGTGTTAATGTCCCATTTACAAATTTTTCAAACAACTCTTCTTGTCTTTTTAAAATATCTTTTGCCATTGGATTACCTTAATTTTAATTATTTACTACCTCAACCGCTTGTAATTATGTTTAATAGATCCTAAAGGAACCCTCATAAAACCATCGGGACACATCAAACTTGGGTTTTTACGAAGCATCCGGTTTGTGATCTGTTTCTTCTTCGGGCCTTTGAATGTGGAAGCGGACTCCATGTTATATAAGCAAAGTGCGGCGGCTAATACATGATCGTCGTGGTGACCAGGAGCGGCTTCGGGTTTACCTTTATCGTTAATAACGAATACCTTCATCTCCTGGAGTATCCCTTTATCGGGAATATCAAAATTCCTATCCATCAATTCCGATGCCATATGGTCAATTACCGTCTTTCGGGTGATTTTATCAGTCTGCCAACCGTAGAACTTTTCAACCATACCGGTGGAGTTGTTTACTTTTCGCCTTTGGTAAACATGCACACCCGCCTCAAGCAGATATTTAATTATAGCAAGACCACTGTTGTTGACTTCGGGTACAACAAAAGCACCTCCGTACCATTGGGCTGCCGCCTGGATCTCTTCGGCTAATACTCCGATATCCACACGGGAGTGATGTACAGCTACCATACGGGCTACATGCCAATCACCGTGCCAATCCTCATAAGGAGCTTTCCAAACCTGAACGGAATGGTAGTCGGGATCGGCTGCAAGACCCTGCATTTGCTGATCCTCACCAGTGCAAGTGTCCACTCCTATTATGTACTTAGAGTCGGTCTCAGGCTCATCGTAAATATTCCACCCACCTACTCTATCTAAATTGAATGAAACTGACCCGTTATCTTGTAGGGACAGATTTCCTGTTCTGAAATGCTGTTTCTCCGCCGCATCAGCCATTTCCTTTAATACTTCCATTTGAAAGCGAGGTCGGGATGACATTAAGAAACATTCTTCGGGATCGGACGGGTACTCCTGTCGGAACTTAGAAACATCACCATTACATTTGTCCTGAAGAGTTCTCCTTCTCCAATGCATCTGCTCCCAATTTACATCGAAACGCTCGACTTCGGACTTTTCATCATCGGTCATGGTATCCTTGAAATCCTGAAGCTCTTCTTCGGATTTGAAAGGAATTTCGGAATCTTCGAACTCCCACCATGCGGCGAATATCTTCGCCCATTCATTGTCTTGAATCCATGTATTGTAAAACCAACCAGCTGGGCCATTTGGTGTAGAGTCGGCAACAACCAAAGATACATTGTCACCGTCGTACAAAGATTGTAGATAACCAAGAGCTGGGTCTTTTTGGCCAGTATTCGGCCAGAAAGCAACCTCGGTCATGTTACCTACCTGAATCGTTCCACTTCGACCTGCGTTTTTCGATCCGGCGGTTTCTTTTCCGTAGACGCTTTTGCTGATCAGCTTGATCGCGTCTGCGAGACTTCCACCGTCCTCGAGGTTTGTTCCTGTATCGTTCCAGGGGAACTCGTCGTTTTCCGCATATCTCCGGTAAATCTCGAAAACCTTGTCCGAGGTTCCCGCTATATCCCCCATCAGTGAGCCCGCTAAATTCTCGTGCTTCCTCATGTGGTGGTATGTCAGAGCTTGAGCGCATGTGCTCGCCCCCTTCTGACGAGGCTTTAATATGATCATTTTGCATGGTTTTTGCTCTAATTGACACTTTCTATAATGAGCAAACATACGCTTTTGAAGCGTGTTCGCTTTAGGTTTAATATCCTTACCCCTTTTGTCCTTAATAACCGCAAATGTAGAAAACCACACCTCTGGATCGATGCGAATTAAGTCCTGAATTTGGTGCTCTTTTTCGGTCATCAACACTTCCAGCGACGGCGAGCGGCTTTGCCTCTTTCACCATTCCAACTCTTAGATCTTGCGCAAAATGCTTTACGGCGTTTGGCCGCTTTACTTCCCTTTTTGACTTTACCTGTAACCGCAGTTTTTAGCTTGGAACCGGGATTAGCTTTACGATACGCCGCTACCCCTTTTTTTGTCATACCAGCACCAGCTTTTGCGGTGCGGTAATTCGCTCCTTTACCCTTAGTGGTCTTAGGTATGCGCTTACTGGGCTTTCTTTTACTTGCTGCCATAACCTTTTTTCTTTTTGGTTTTCTTCTTTCGCTTTGTTCCGCAATGAGTCATCGTTTACTCCTCCCTTTTGATTTGTTAGGTACGCAGTTAGGGACTTTTCTACCGCCCTTACTTTTCATACCGATTGCTTTATACCCCTTCCAACAAGGGTCTTTTTTACTAGATTTTCTCTTTTTTGCGGGCATCTACTTATTCTTCCATGTCGCTCAGATCGATGTCTGATTCGAATTCTACGGTGGTGTCGCAAAAGCGTTCCACTACTTCTATTGCAATTTGAGACATATCAAGCTCGTCGAGGTCGGATTCCTCCCACCAGCGAACGAAAACATTAGATAATTCATGCTCAAACTGCTCTTCGGGTGTTTTTATTTCTTTAGTCATCGTTGTGCTATTGTGGGTTTTTGAAACAGCTTGGAGGGTAAAAGTGGTTTACCGGTTACATGACCGGGGTTTTTGTGCATTTGACTTGTGTGTTGGTACATCTCGCCTGGACTCATAGGAGTGCCGTCGGGTTTTAAAGCGGTCCATTTTCCGTTGATTATTTTGTAATCTACGCCACCCATACTAAATGAACCTTGGGGTTGAGGTTGAGCTTGGGGCTCTACATCGTAAACGGGAGTTTCTGGCCCGTCTTCGAATTCTAATGGTGGGACATAATTATCCTCAAACTCCAACCCGCCTTCAAAAGCCAGCATTTGGGGTGCTAAGCCGAATTCGTCTAGTTCGATGGGTTTTCCGTGAAAAGGTTCGGGCATCTCGCTATCCGGCCTTAGCTGAACAGTTTGAGGTTGGTAGGGCTGTGGATTGGCGTGTCTATCCATAAAATCGCCCCTCTTTCCGGCCTCTTCTAAGACATCAAAATAATTTTTAAGGCTATTCGCGTCCATTTTCGATCTCTATTGGGGCTTCTTTCACTGCTTCAGAGTAAACATCGATGATTTCGGCCAAATCTTGACCGGATTCCTTCAATCTGAGCATGACTTCGGCCGGTGTTACGGTGGTCGTTGTCTCTTTGGTCATTGTAATGTCGTGTCTGGTGGCTGGTTTCCCGAATCCGTACTCCAATGTGAGTCGGGCAGCTGCTAATCTTGTACTATGGTCGGCAACTTCCTCATATTCTACCCCTCTTTCACCGCCTTCGCGGTTCCGACGGACGGTATGGGTGGCTTTCATGCCAGTTCTTAGAACATTAGCTGCACTTGCGAAGTCATCCTCCTCCATAAAACGGTGGATATCTTCTTGCATATATTTTCTGCTAGGTTTTTTTGCCATATGGGTTCCCTAATTACATTTAATTTCGTTTTAGGGTACCCCATCCCCATAGGGGGGTCTATCGGTTGTATATCATCCAAAATCTGAGCTGGTAATCAAAAGCCTAAAGGATACCTACTACCTTATACTATATATACTCAATATCGAGGCTGATGATAGTGTTGGTACCTCGGGGGATAGGGGTGGTGTCTTGGGTCAGATCAGGACTGATGAGGGTCAAGTCAAGGTCAACACTGATGTCAATGTCAATGTTGTGCTTGAGCATCAACGACTTGCGTCATGTTGGTGTGCGGACTCATAGTCTGCATGTGGCTCGAGTCGTCGCTTACCCCCTATAACCCCAAGACCTATTCAAAAAGGCTTTTGCTTAGTGGGGAGGTTTTTAGGCTGTTAAGATCGCAGAGCTTAAGAGACTAAAATAACGGATAAAGATCCCGTCGGTATCAAACTTTTACAAGTTTGTTGAAGACGCTAACAATTGCGAAGCAACTCGATTAAATACCACACAAAAAAACCTCACCTCCATACATGAT